CTGTACTCCCGCCGGGGTGTTTCAACCCCGAAAAGCACCATACATTAGTAAGGTGCAACCCAACGGCGTTTTAGTGCAACGGCGCCGTGCCGCGCAGAGCGCTCAAGGTGCTTCGGGTCCTTAGGCAATGAGACTTGGTCTCTTAAGCCTTCTAGACTCGTCGCGTATCTCTCCTCCGAAGTTAGGGATTTGTCACCCCTTTCCAAGGTCAAGAGACACTTGAGTAAGGCGGGGTAACCATCCAGATCGTCATGCCTGTAAACAGGCGTGGCTGTCCATGCCCGTACCTCAGGGCGATGGTAACGCTTTCCCCATCTCTCGATGGAAACAGCGTTCTGGTAGGAAACCTTGCCTAAACCGCTGCTTTTGGGTCCGACTATGGGCAGTACACCCATAATCCGCTCGAGGCGATCTACTAGCCAAGAGCTACTCTTCCAATAGCCCCTTTTATAAAAGAGGTTAGAGGTTGAGATCCAGGACACAAGAGCTTTGGAGCTCCGCTTGTCATCGGGAGGCAGCTCTCGGACGTAGGTTGGTGTAACTTCCTCGCCCAAGAATGCATCCATTCCGCAACTTTCACGAAAATTACCACTCGTGAAAGATTTGCGTACATTTACCTTGCAGTAGTACTTATGCAAGGTATCGATGACAACATCTGACTCGTCCGTGGGGACAATGATATCATCCCCATAGACGTAGACGTGCTCGACCACTTGTTCTATGGCCGGGTACGTCACGGGAAGGTTCCGCTTCTTGATCAAGGCCGCTACACAGCAAGTGTAGAAGTACATGGCCTCAATTGGGAAGCAGAGAGCACTGCCCATGGACGCGAACTTTCTGAGTGGTAAAATCTCACCACTTGGGAGTTCGGCCCTCGTCGATCTGCATGCAGAAACAGCTTCCTGTAAATCAGGGTTGCTGTCAAACATGCGGATAGCGAGCTCGTATGGTACGAGGTCGCTTGCGGAAGACAAGTCTAGCGTTGCTAGCTTGCAATCGTGCGACGAGACAATTGCTTTGCACCGATTAACCGACTGATCACGGAAATTAACGTGACCTGCAGTGAACCGATGCGACTCGAGCAGTTTTATAATCTGCTCGGACAGAGCTTGCTGTGTATATTGCATACATACAGGCTCTATCGCAATTATCCTGGGTGTCTTCAGTGTTTTGGGGACTGGAATGACCCTTACGGGTTGTTCTTCAGCCTCCGCAACGATCGAAACATCCTGGAATTCCGGCGAAAACCGTGCGTCCGCGTTTGCGAACGCATAGTCTAAAACCGGAAAGGAACTTTCCAGGCGATCGTGCCATTTCTGCATCAAGTATTTAGCGTTTCCGCTAAGCTTTTCAGCAGTTGCTCCAGGACCGTGTTTAGGTCTGCAAGTGGCAAGTACATCTTTGCCACCAAATACAGCAGACCAAAGGCAACGGCTGACCCTAAGAAAATCTTGAAGGTCAACTGGAACAATG